GGGTTATATATGATTATTGAACATGATATAAATGGTAAAAAAATACAATCGTTATATGCTCATTTAAATGATATTGATAATGAGATTATTAATTTATTAGATTATCCTAATAAAATATATGGTGGAATATCTCGAAATATAACTGTTAATAAGGATCAAGTAATTGGTAAAAGTGGTGGTAATCCAGCAAATAATTCTAAATATTGTGGTACTAGTACAGTCCCACATTTGCATTTTGAGATAAGAACGTTAGGTACTAGTGGGTCATTTTGGCATTCTGGTGTATCTAATAACCCTAATAGATTAACTACTAGTAGTGGTTCAAGACAATTAGACCCACGAGGTCCATTTGTTAACGACCCTGTACAAGTATTGGGGTTAACGAAATTTAAAGACGGAATTTAAAGACGGTAAATAATTGTATTTTTAAATTATTTTTCATATATTTGTGATGTGGAAAAAATAGGTAATATATTAACGAATAGTAAAACAGAATATCCAGAGTATTTCAACATATCAAATACTCTGGATTTTTCTAATGATTTACCCACATTAATTATTGGATTTAATTTAACGTTAAAATTATTTAGGGATAGGGTTAACGCTAAAAATAATATGTTAGGTGATAATCTTTATTGGACATTTGGTAAAACAGAAAATAGGTCAAAATACCAAATCGAATTAGAGTTATTTACTAATGATTGTATTAAATATCAAACTGATAAATCTAAATATATTTTTGTTGATTTAATTCATTGTAAAATAAAAACTTTAATTAAAATAACAAAAAAAATATTATTATTGGTAGAACCTATATCAGTGATTTATAATGATATGGTTTATATTTATAGTAAAAACCTAATATTTGGCATTGATTTACATCTTTGTCATTTTGTTGGTTTAAACCGCAATAAAATATTAGATAAAATAAAGAGTATTTCTAATGATACTTTGGAATATAGAGAGATAATTATAGAATATGAGGACCTATTATTTAGGGTCGATAATCAGGTAAAATATTTACCTATTTTATATTCTATAAAAAATGGAAGAGGTTAAAAAACTGTTATTAGGTGCATTTGTAAAAAAAGATGAAATTGGGGTTTTTTTAGTTAACTTATTAAATGATTTCAATATTCAACCTGATAAAACATTTTTATATCAATTACTTGGTGAAGATGATAATTTTATCATTACTTTTCGAATTTTTTTAAAGGGTGGGAAAAGAATTAACCTTAAAAAGCATTTTAAAAATATTATACCGATACATAAAAAAGGTGATGCTATTTATACTATTAATGCACTTAATAAGTTAATAGAGTTAGAATCTGGTGGTGATGTAGGTAATATTGATTATAAAAATCATAAGGTTGATTGGTCCGAATATCAGGGTAATTTTATATTGGTTAATAATGATAATCTATTATTTTTAAAAATAATGCGTATTTTTAATGATTAACTAATATTTATATAGAAATAATACTGGTTAAACTACTGTTATGGAAAAAATTAAACCGATAAATAATAAATTAGATAATTTTCTTGGAAAAGAAGATGTTGAACAATGTGAAAGCCAAGATGAATGTCAAGGTGAGCAATGTATAATTAAAGGTGATAAAAGCCTTGTTGAGCGAATAAATAAGAAAATAATCACCGAAGATGGTAGAGAATTACTTACTTAAACATATTAACTGATGATAGAGAAAAAAAATAATAAAACTCTTTTAAATGAAGAGTTGAAGAAACACATGCGTTTATCTGAATATACTTTTTATGTTGGTGAAGATGATGATGTTGTTGGTAATTCAGATAAAGATTTATTGTTAGGTGAAGACCCAGAAGAGGATGATATTGATATACCAAATGGTGATGAACCTATGGATGAACCAGCGGCAGATTTAGGACCAGATGGTGGAAGTGATATGGAAGAGCCACCTATGGAAGAGCCACCTATGGAAGACCCAGCAGTGGGTGATACATCCATGGAAGAACCACCTATGGAAGAGCCACCTATGGATATACCTCCAGTAGAGGATGAGGTTGAGTTAGACGTAACACAATTAGTTCAAGGTACCGAAGAGGCTAAAATGAGTGCGGATATGGCTAATCAAAAGATGGGTCAATTAATTAATCAATTTAACGAATTAAACGACAAATTAAATAGTTTAGAAGATTTAAACGGAAAAATTGCCGAGTTAGAAGATGAAATAGTTAAACGTAATCCAACACAAATAGAAAAACTTGAAATGCGTTCATTGGATTCATTTCCATACAATTTAAAATTAACCGATTATTGGGAGGATAAGGAATCGGATGGGGATATTCAAGCAACTGGTGATGCTATGGAACCAGAATCAGAACCAGAAGAATATGTATTAACACAAGATGATGTTGATAGTGAATATAATCAACAACAAGTCCCAAAATCATTTAATATTGATGATGAAGAGGATGAATTAGATAAATTTGAATATTTGAAATAATATTAAAATAACTTAAAAAAAAAAAGAGGGATAATGAAATTTCCTCTTTTTTTATTGACAAAAGTGTAAATATTTGGTATATTTATAATCATAATATTTACGCTGAAAAATTTATTTTATTTTATCTTGACAACGATGAAAAAAAATAGTATTTTTGTAAAAAAAGAGTTTAAAAGTATTTACATTTCTTGAAAATATTATATATTAAATTAGTATAAATTTTAAATTAAACATTAATAACAAACACTAAAATTAAACAAAAAATGGCAGACAAAAAAAACAGTACATTAGATGCAATTTTAAAACAGTACGAAGACAACAGTAAACCTAAAAAAATGGGTGGGTCAAAAGAATTTGACCTTAAAAATTATTTCTCAACCTATCTTCCTGATGGGGTTAAATCAGCAAAGAAAAGAATTAGAATTTTGCCACCAGCTAAAGATGGTGATACACCTTTTACAGAGTTATATATTCACTCAAAAGAAGTTGATGGTAAAAATCGAAAATTTGCTTGTTTAAAAGAAATGTATGATAAAGCATGTCCATTCTGCGAAGCAAGAGAGGAATTATATGCAAGTGGTGAAGCATCTGATAAAGAAATTGCGAAAAAATATTATGCGCGTAGAACATACGTTTGTCGTATTATTGACCGTGACCATGAAGATGAGGGTGTAAAGTTTTGGAGATTTAATCATGACTTCCGTAATCAAGGTACTTTCGATAAAATTATTGCGATTGTATCAGAAAAAGGGGATGTAACTAACCCTGAAAATGGTAGAGATATTGTTATTCATGTTGGTAGAGACCAAAACAAAAATTGTATTATTAAAAGTATTACTGATGGCGACCCAGGACCAATCCATGAGGATGTTGAATTAGTTGAATCTTGGGTTAAAGATGAGAAATTGTGGGAAGATGTTTACTCGGTAAAGGGTTATGATTATCTAGAAATTATTGTTAAAGGTGGTATTCCAGTTTGGAGTAAAGAAAAAGAGGTTTTTATTGATAAAGCTTCTTTAGAATTAGAAACCGAAGAAACGACTAATGATTTGGAAGAAGAATTGGCAAAAGAAGAAAAAGAAAAAGAAGAAAAAGTTGGAAATGAGGTAGATGCTACTGATGTTTCAGATAAAGTGTTAGATGATGATGATGATGATGATTTACCTTTTTAAAAAGGTAAAATATAATATGTGCATCGTTCACACTTAAATATATTAATAGGATGGGTGGTTTATAGATTATTTACCACCCATTTTATTTGAAAAATAATAGAAGAGGTAAATAAAGAATTAAAAATATGGCTAAAAAAGCCCCCAAAAAAAATATAGTTAAAAAAACATTTAATCTTGATGATTTTAAAGATACTGAAAATTTTGATACGATATCAAAAGACAAACCATTAGAGTGGATTCCATTATCACCAGCATTTCATGAGGCGGTAGGATTACCAGGAATACCTAAAGGGTATTCAACATTATTTCGTGGTTATTCAAACACGGGAAAATCAACTGCGATGTATGAGGGAATTCGAGCATGTCAAAAAATGGGTATATTACCTGTTATTATTGATACGGAAAATAACTTTGCGTTTGATTATGCAAAAACCATTGGTGTTCAATTTGAAGAGGTGGTGGATGAAGAAACGGGTGAAATAATTAACTATAAAGGTGATTTTCTATTTTTTAATACAACGGCACTTAAAAATAAGTATGGTAATCATGATTATTCAGATGGAAAAACTAAGAAAGAGTATAGAACAAAAGCAGTTATAGAAGATGTGGCACATTTAATTAGTGATTTAGAAGAATTACAAGCAGCGGGTAAATTAGACCGAGAATTATGCTTCTTTTGGGATTCTATCGGTTCAATTAACTGTTTCAAATCAGTGATATCAAAATCTAATAATAATATGTGGAATGCTGGTGCATTAAATACAGCGTTTAATGATATGCTAAACGATTCAATCCCTTCATCAAGAAAAGAGGGTCAAGAGTATACAAATACTTTTGTTGGTATTCAAAAAATTTGGTTAGATAGTATGCAAGGTGCTGGCGTTATTAAACATAAAGGTGGAGAAGCATTTTATTTTGGTGCTAGATTAATAGTTCATTTAGGTGGTATTACAAGTCATGGAACGTCAAGACTTAAAGCCACCGCTAATGGGAATGATTATTATTACGCAACAAAAACTAAAATTAAGATAGTTAAAAACCAAATTAATGGTATTGAGTACGAGGGTGATATTGCATCAACATCGCATGGGTATATTAATCCAGATAAGAAAAATGAATATACCGCTAAATATAAAGATTTTATTTTAGAGAAATTAAATATTGGTAAAGGTGTTGATATTGAAATTGAATTTGGTGAAGATGAACCAGATGAGAGTTCATTAAAAGAAATGTATTCAAGTAAATAAAATCATGTGAAAAATATCCACTAAAAAAGTGGATATTTTTTTTTGTTTAGTGTATATTTGTTGTGAAGGGATTGTTTAACCATTTAATTATTATGCCGTGCCAAAAAGACCAGCTAAGAAAGGACAAGTAAAAGTAGAAAAATATATTAATACATTATTAATTGATGGTAATGCATTATTTAAAGTAGGGTATCATGGTGCGATTAATGAAGTTAATTGGAAAGGCGAAAAAATTGGTGCTATTTATCAATTT